CGTACCGGCCGCTACAGTCCCGATGGTCAAAATATTAGGGACGTTTGGGACCCCGCCGAAAGTTATAGCTCCCGAGAAGCCGAAAACACCTTCCTCATAGTTGGCCGGGTTGTTCGCGAAGTTATAGCCGTTGTAAGTGCCGATGTAGGAAGGACCGATTACAGGATATTGAACACCGGGAGTCCCCGTGGCACTTACGCCGAAGCCTGCCGGGCCGTCGCGGAATGTCTGAAGGTCGGCGGAAGCCGTCGCTGCGGTGTCGTGACCCCAGAGAATGCCAGAATCGGGCGAGAGATAGATTCCATAATTGCCAGAAGTATCGTCGAAGCGGATACGGCCGATATCTTGCGAGACGGCTCCGTTGGTGTCGCCGAACAATATGCCTCCGGCAGCGAGTTGATACTTAATCGCGACGTTGCCGGAGCTTTCGCCATAGAGAATCCCGATATGGCCGAGTCCTCCGGCATCGAATACGCCGGTAATGTCTAGAGAAGCGATCTGACGGGCTGGTATGGTCATGGTCGGGGTCTCCCTTGCCTGTTATAGACCTAAACCCGGCTTCCGTGATAAGCAAACGGGACGGCCAGTGTAGCCGACTCGCCCAACGGGGAGAGACCTGATGTCGACCATTCCTGCCTCACAGATCGTCTCGGTCATTCCTAGCGTTATCGCCGCGGGTGGCTCCGGCCTCCAAGGCATCGGGCTGATGATCGACCAAGGCGGACGAATCCCGGTCGGAACGGTCCTAAGCTTCAATTCGGCGCAGGCGGTTACCTCCTACTTCGGCGCAGCCTCTCTGGAATCGACACTGGCTCAAACGTATTTCTCGGGCTTCAATCGCGCGACGATCCTGCCGTCGTCCCTGCTCATGGCGGTCTGGCCCCAGACGGCGCTTCCGGCATTCCTGCGAGGCGGGTCGCTGGCAGGCATGACGCTGGCGCAGCTTCAGGCGATCAACGGCACGGTCAGCGTCGTCATCGACGGACTCACGCACAGCGGCACGGTCAACCTGTCCACCGCGACCAGCTTTTCCAGCGCGGCAGCACTCATCCAGACGGCGATCAATACGGGTCTGGCGAACGCCGCAACGAGCACGGCCAGCCTCATCGCTGCCGGAACCTTCTCGGTTACCGGGTCCGCCGCTGGCAACATCCTCACCGTCAGCGCGGTTACGTCCGGCACGATCGTTCGGGGTGCGGCACTTTCCGGCACCGGACTTACCGGCCTGAACCTCATTGTCACCGGACAGCTTAGTGGCACGACAGGCGGCACCGGAACCTATGCGATCGGCAGCAGCGTCAACCCAACTGCCGTCCCGGCACTCAACGTTCCCTCCACCGCGGTCACGGGAAACTATGGAATATTGACGGTCGGCGGCACTATCACCGGCTTGTGGACGGTCGGGCTGACGGTCAGCGGCGGCACGACGTTGGCGAATACGGTCATCACGCAGCTTGGTACCGGCACGGGCGCGGCGGGAACCTACTATGTCAACCTGACGCAGTCCGTCTCGAGTGCGGCTTTGAACGGTGCCCCGACGCCCGCGACAGTTACCTTCGATTCAACGTCCAATGCTTTCGTGATCCAGTCAGGCATCGTGGGGGCGGCCTCGACGATCGCCTACGCGACAGGTACGGCGACGGCGGCGCTTGCCCTGACCAGTGCGACGGGCGCGGTGACATCTCAGGGAATTGTCGCGCTGACGCCCGGCACTTTCATGGCCAACCTGATCGTGGTCAATCAGGCATGGGCCAACTTCATGACCATCTACGACCCGGATGGCGGCGGCGGCAACGCGCAAAAGCAGGCGTTCGCGCTGTGGAAACAGTCGGCCCTTGGCGGGAACCGTTTCGGGTATTTCTGCTGGGACCCGGACAACAGTCCGACGACCTCCGCGCCTGCAGCGTCGAGTCTCGGGCAGATCCTCCTGAACAACGGCGATAGCGGGACCGTTCTGATCTGGGAGGGCGGCAGTACCAATGACGGCGGGCTGTGTTCTTTTGCGCTCGGCTGGGCCGCCAGCATCAACTACAACCAGATCAACGGGCGCGCGACGCTGGCCTTCCGGAACGGAGCGGGCTTCTACGTCAACGTCACGGACCCCACCACGGCCGGGAATCTCACCGCCAACGGCTACAATTTCGCTGGTGCCTATGGTGCGGCAACGGGGTCCTTCCTCTGGGATTATCCGGGCACCATTACCGGGCCGTTCGCGTGGGCGGACTCGTTCGAGACGCAGATTTGGATGAACAGCTTCTTCCAAGTCCAGCTTCTCAACCTGTTCAACAACGCGCTGTCGGTGCCGTTCACGCCGACGGGTATCGGGCTGATCCAGCAGACCTGCCAGACGGTCATCCAGCAGGGACTTGCATTCGGGGCGTTCGCTCCGAACGTGCTCACACCCGGACAGATTGCACAGGTCAATGCGCAGGCTGGCGCAAACATTGCGACCACGCTGCAGACGCAGGGCTATTATCTGCTGGTCAATATCCCCAGCCAGACGGTGCAGGTCGCGCGCGGGCCGTGGAACATCACGTTCTTCTACATCGACCGGAACTCGGTCCAGCAGATCACGCTTGCGTCGATCATGGTGCCGTAAGGAGAAGCCATGTCCCTCACGTCAGCCAATGCGGTCATCTCGCTTTCGCAACCGACACTGTTTCCGATCCCGCAGGTGCTGCAGAACTTCGCCGCAGATGACGTGACAGACATTGAGGCGGCGCGGGTCTTGGAACATCAGATGGGCGTGGACGGGGTGCTCTCGTTCGGCTTCGTATGGGTGGAGCGGATACAGGAGATAACGTTGAAGGGCGACTCGGCCTCCAACGCGTTTTTTGACACCGTCAACCAGCAGCAGGAAGCGGCGCAGGATGTCTATCCGCTGAACGGGACCATACTTTTGCCTAGCGCGGGGATCATGTTCACGATGGTCAACGGCGGGTTGGAGACGTACAAGCCCATCCCGGCCGTGCGTCGAATCCTGCAACCGCGGCGCTACCGGATTGTCTGGGGCAGGGTGCAGCAAGTCCCAACGAGGTAAGCGTGCGCAAGAAGGAAGTCGTCAAGGTCCCCGACGAAAAGTGGGCAAAGCGGGACGCTGGAAAGCTTTTTCTCATCACGGAATGGTCTGCTGCGAAGGCCGAACATTGGGCGGTGCGGGCTTTACTGGCGTACAATCGTGGCGGTGGACAAATCCCGATAGAGATGCTGGGCGGTGGCATGGAGGCCATTTTCCTGCTTGGCGTGAATACCTTCCTCCGTGGCCAGATGCAGGCCGGGGAAGTCATCCCAATCCTCGATGAACTGCTTGATTGCGTTCAAATTATCCGTGACCCCAAGGCACGGGGAGCGGACGGAGCGGTCGTGGCGACCGATATTTCGTCCGAAGACGACATCGAAGAACCGACGACTCGATTGTGGCTGCGGTCGGAGGTAGTCCGCCTCCACACAAATTTTTCACCTTTCGAGATGATTTCAACCTTCCTAGCAGCAGCGCTGAAGGCACCGGAGTCGTCTACCCCGATCCCCCCAACATCCCCCGGCTCATTGCAATAGCAATAACTATGGAGCAGCCTCGGGTGACGCTCCATGAGTTGCAGACGGTCTATTCTTTAGAAGACCTCTACGATCTGCTAGAAGTCGGAACGTACCGCGCTCACAATGAACGGCTTGCTCAACAACGGGCGGAGCGGGAAGCGGCAAAGGGATAAACGATGCCGACAGTCCTCGATAGCCTAGTCCTAGAATTTAACCTCGATACGTCGCAGTTCACCCGCGAGCAGCAGCGGTTGATGGACCAACTCAAAAGGATGGAGGAGGAAACGAAAACCCGCGCTGTTGATATTGAGGCGCGGTTCAAGCAGATGTCCAGCCTGTTCTCCAACATGCAGCGGGGAGCGATGGGGGTCATTGGGGGCTTCTTCGGTGCAGAGGCCCTGCAGACGATCCAAACCTTTGCCAATTTAGAAGCAGGGATCAGCCGGGTTGCGGAAGTCATTGGTCAGACCGAAGAACGAACCTTGGCGATGCGGAATGCCTTCAGGGCGATAGGGGAAGACCCGAAGGCGGGAATAGCCGCGCTGATGCAGACATCTTCAGTTATTCAGCAGGCGTTGTTCACCGGGGATGTGAATAGCCCGTTATTTCGAGGTGTCGCGACCCTTAGCAGGCCGGGAATGCGACCGCTCGATCTGCTTCATGGCGGAGCCGGGGGCGGACCAATGACGGCGGAGCAAGCGATGATTTCCATCGCGCAAAGACTCGATGAACTAGGTTTGCAGGGACCGGCACGGGCGGCGCGGCTGCAATACATGGGATTGCCGCAGTTCATGCTGATGCAAAGCGCGGCACAAATCAGGAAATTGGTCGACGAGATGGCGGCGCTGGCTCCGCTTGCACATGAGGAAGGCGAGCGGGCAAAACAATTTCAACAGGATATCGGGAAGTTAGATACTGCATTTGAACATCTTGGAATGGTCGTCACAAACCTAGCGACGGGACCGCTCTCGTCATTGATGGAATTTCTCGCACAATGGTTAGAAGGTTTTTCCAGAAAGGGGCCGGGGGTCAATCTCTTCGATTGGTTCACTAAAGGTGACGACGCGATAAGAGAGGCGGGGAAACGCGGTGCTGCGGCGGCTGGGGGAGCGGCTATCCCTGTACCGGGAGGAGGGCCTGCGGGGGAAACATTGCCTTCCGTCGAAGGTGGAGGAAACTGGAGTAGATGGCTAGGTGCCCTGTCTTATCTGGAAACGGATCAGAGAAACATCGGAAACACTGCCAGCAGCGCGCAAGGGTATTTCCAATTCCTGAGTGGTACGGCAAGGATGGCCGGGACATTGGGTATTGGCGATCCACGGTTCGGCACCTACGAACAGCAGGCTGGCCGGACCAGACAATATATTGAACGCCGCTATCCGGGGGCGGCAGAAGCTATTGAGCGGGGCGATTGGCTTACAGCAACGAAACTGTTGAGTGGCGAGTGGCCTTCTTTACCCGGAGGACAACAGCAGCAGACCCGTCCGCGATATCGGCAGTGGTATGACATGCTGCAGGGAAAGTCACCCTCTCGCACGTCCAATAACCACGTCAGCTTCAACATCCAGAACATGAACGTCAATGGTAGCAACGCGCATGAAGTCGCGACGAACATTGGACGCAATGCCGAACGGATCAAGATGGCCTACTATGGCAACAGTGCAGCGGTGTAACCCATGGTCGCGATTCCTTCAGCCATCAACATCCCGCTTCTGTTTCAGGATGCCAGCGATATCCTGCTAGGCGCGTTGTTACAGCCAACATGGGGCGTCTATCTCAACGGAATGCCGGTGCTCTCGCCTGCTCCTTACAATGGCGGCTCGGGTGTTGCAGGGACGCTTGCGTCCATCGTGCAGGTAGCGGGCACTATCGGCAATGTCGTGAATACCTTCAGTCAAGGATTCGGCAGTCTTGGATCGATATTATCGGGAACTCTTCCGACGCCGGTCGTGCCTGCCATCGCCTCGACGGTCGAGTTCGACTACATAAATGACCTTCCGATCGCAAACTACCCGCAAGAGAATGGAGCCTTCCAGAGTTACAACAAGGTCAAGCTTCCATTCGATATTCGATTGCGGGTCTGCACTGGCGGGTCGGTGTCTGCACGGCAGAGCTTCCTTTACACTTGCCAAGCCATCGCTGCTTCCTACCAGTTGTTCTCAGTGATTACGCCGGAGATGGTTTTTTCAAACTGTAATTGCAATCACATTTCGTGGGCAAGGACTGCGATACGAGGCAATCAATTGATCCAAGTTGACCTCAGTTTCGTGCAAATCAATGTTGTCTCGGCTACCAGCTTCACTGCGACCGCTGCGCCCGGCGATGCCGGACAACAAGGGCTTGGAGGTGTACAGGGCGGCTTAAGCCCCCAAGTTTTCGTCAACACATCTGGAAATTATTCTCCGGTTCCGCCACCTAACCCAGCTCAAATCAACTAGGGGAATCGAATGCTCTATGTCCCGGTGCAGCCGATCCCGAACCAGACATTGCAGGTCAACCTCGGTGGGCAAGCGACCATAATTAACGTTTATCAACAGGCTTATGGCCTTTACATGGATGTGCTGATTGGCACGAACCCTATTGTGCAAGGCATCATCTGTCTGAACTACAACCTCATCGTTCGGAATACTTATTTCGGGTTTGTCGGGGATTTCTTCTTTTACGATACGCAGGGGACTAGCGATCCTGTTTACACCGGGCTTAATTCGCGATGGTTTCTTGTCTATTTGGAAGCCTCGGATATTGCGGCCCTCCATCTTCCATATGGGGAAGAGTGATGACCGATCTGCTTGCCGGTATTGGCGGGCTTCTCGGCGCAAATCAGATTCCGCAGAGGCAGATCGGTGTCTCGATCAAGCTGGCGCAGAATACCCAAACGAACCAGCCGACTACATTTGCAGGGCTTGGCAGCAGCGGGGGTGGAATCGGGGCGCTTGGCAGCGGTGGGCTCAGTGGGCTCATCAGTGCCAGTGCCGGGGGGAGTCAACTTAATATCCTTGGTCTGCGGGTCTCTGCTCGTGTCAGAAATGCCGGAGCGCTACCGACCTGTACCGTCAAGATTTGGGGATTGCCTCCGAGCATTTTGAATCAATTGAACAGTTTGGGAATGCGACTGAACATCATAACGGGAAACAAGCTGACGGTTTCAGCAGGCAATAGCAGCACCGCATTATCTCCTGTCTTCTATGGGGACATTCTGTACGGCTCCGCTGATTATGATAACCAGCCAGATGTGCCGCTAACCATTGAGGCTTCGGCTGGAACGCCGGTTCTCGCTTCTACACCGACAAGTTTTCCTCAAGGTTTCAGCGTTTCGGAGGCCATGAGTAATCTCGCTGGAAAGATGGGTCTAAGCTTCAACAACGCGGGAAATATCAATATCCAACTTCCTCCGATATACCTCTCCGGATCACCATTGGTGCAAATACGAAAGCTGGCACAGGCGGCAGGAATCTCCTTTGGCATCAGTCCAACTCAAGCACTCGAAATATTCCAGAAGGGAACGCCGCGCAAGGATGGGTCAGTTATCGTGATTAGCAAGCAGACTGGAATGATTGCATCCCCGACCTTCTCGGGGCCTTGCATCGTGGTCAAGACGTTGTTCAATCCGAATATCAAGCAGAGCAGCCCTATCCAAATTCAGAGCACAGTTCTTTCGGCGGTAGCGAACCTGCCGTTGGGCCAGAGCTTGTCCTATAGTCCTATCTCGACCCAATACACGGTCCAGCAGATCGATCTGGAATTAGAAGCGCAGGTCCCAAAGGGACAGTGGATGATGACGCTGCAAGGATATCCCGCAGGAACGAACCCCGTACTTCCATCAGCAACGTGATGCCATGACTGACACAACCATCAATCAAGCCGACAACACTCAGGTCGCGGCGGGACAGATGTTCCCCGAGGACTTTTCCAACGATTATGCGGTGACGGCATTTCTGATCCGGCAGGCACTCGCAGAGATGGAGACATGCACGCCGGTTCAAATTAGTGCGGTTCATCCCGGCAGTGGATCGCCACCGGCAGGTGGCACGGTCGATGTTCAGCTTCTTCTCAATTTGCTTGACGGCAATGGTAATTCGCAAAAACAGGGCATCGTCTACGGCATTCCCTACATGCGGATCGGGTCTGGGCAGTGGGCGATCGTTGCCGACCCCGTGGCGGGAGATTTCGGCTTCATCGTCTCGGCCTCGCGGGACATCTCAAACGTGACAAAGACGCCGGGACAGGCAAACCCCGGTTCTTTTCGCCATCACAGCTTCTCTGACGGTTTCTTCATCCCGTGTGGGTTTAGCAGCGCGGCTCCGGCTGGAACGATCTGGCTCAAGAGCGACGGCAGTCTGAACCTAACCACGAAGGATGGAGTCGTGATAAAAAGCGACGGGTCGGGGAACCTGACGGTGAACGATAACAATTCCAACTCGATCGTAACCTCATCCGGCGGGATCACGATGACTGACGGCAACAGCAACACGATCAAGATGGAGGCCGGAGACATCACATTGAACGCGAATGGAACGATGGTCGTGGCCAGCCACACCACGAACCGATGCAGTATCACCGCAACGGCCGGGTTGTGGGTCAATGGCGTGATGGTGACGGTCCCATGAGTTCAACCCTCTTTCTTGATCCAGCGGTCTGGGACCTTACGCTCGACGCGAGCAACAACATCGCGGTCGCGCCGGAACCTTACGCGCTGGCGCAGGATGCGGCATCAGCCATCAAAACCTTCCTTGGAGAGGTTTACTGGAACACGACGATCGGCGTGCCATATCTGCAGCAAATTTTTGGCTTCAACCCACCACTTGCGTTGTTAAAACAATACCTTGTGCAGGCGGCACTCTCAGCGTCCGCGGACATCGCGTCGGCGCAGGTCTTCCTTTCAAGCCTCGACCCCACGACTCGGATACTCTCCGGGCAGATCCAGATTGTGAGCACGACGTTTGGACAGCCGACGACCTCGGCGGCGAGCTTCACGGTCGGAGTTCTGACGGGAGGAGCGCGATAGATGACAACCCTCGTCCCGACGTTCACGTTCGGTCCGGCCGGTTTCGTCGCGCCATCCGGTCCCGCAGTGCTGGCGGGGGTGCAAGGCGACATCAACGCATCGTTCGGCAACACGCTGAACTATTCCCTGACGACCCCGCAGGGCCAACTTGCGATGTCGTGGGCGGCGATCATCGATAATACCTACGCGACGTTCCAGTTTTATGCCCAGCAGATGGACCCTGCCTATGCCTCTGGGAGGATGCAGGATGCCATTGGGCGCATCTATGGCATGCAGCGCCAGCCGTCGATCCCAACGCAGCTACAGGTCTCCTGCAACGGTTTGGCGGGCGTTGTTATCCCGTTCGGGGCATTGATCGTTGATGGCTCGAATAACCTTTACCAGTGCGCGACGACAGGGGGCGGGACGATCCCGGCAGGTGGGTCGATCGTTCTGCAGTTCAATGCGGTGGTTCCCGGTCCGACGGCAGTCCCGGCCACGGTCTCGATCTATCAGGCGATCCCCGGTTGGGACACGGTCGGCATCGTGTCCGGCATCATCGGGCAAAACGTCGAGGGGCGGTCGGCGTTCGAGACGCGTCGGCAGGCTTCGGTCGCTGGCAATAGCTTCGGCGCTATCGGGTCGATCCTCGGGGCGGTGTCGGTGGTACCCAACGTCACCGATTTCTTCGGGATCAACAACAATAGCTCTGCTCCGCTCAACGCCTACGGGGTTACTGTCCCACCCTACTCCATCTACATCTCGGTCGCGGGTGGTACGACGACGGCGGTCGCGCAGGCCATCCTCTCCAAGAAGGGCGCGGGCGCGCCGATGGCAGGCAACACCACGGTGACGGTCTACGACAGCAACCCGCTCTATACGACGCCGATTCCATATCAAATCACCTACGAGATTCCGACCCCGATCAACGTCCTCTGGAACGTCGTTCTCGTGAACAACCCCGGCATTCCGTCCGACGCCACGACGCAGATCCAGAACGCATTAGTGGCGGCCTGTGCGGGGCAAAGCAACCTGACGAATCCTCCGCCACGGGTCAGAATCGGCTC